TTGCGGCGCATAAGCTCCATATCAATTGACATTATTCAATTTCTCCTTTTGTGAATAAAGTATAACACACTCAACTTTAAGAGTCAAGTGTTTTTTGTTCTTGTACTACGTTTGTGTGGGCAACGCAGAACCCAAAATCTTCATGTTCGGTTTCATAGATGGCATAAGATAGCTTTCTAAATGCATTAGTCGGTCTGTCTTTAAGCATATCCACCAGTTTTTTGTGCAAGCCGCCTTCGCTTGCTAATCTTTCTTCGTTTATACATATATAATAACACAGTTCGCGGGGGCTGTCAAGGTTAAAAAGCCATTTTTCTTCAAGATTTTCCATATTGAGTATGGCGACTGCGCGAATGCGGTTTAATGCTGCTGGGGGGGAGGTTTGGCCAATCTCTGGCTCCGAGTATTCGAAGTAGTTTAAATAATGTACAGTAGAAAAAATAGATTCGTTCAGCAAACTATAATAAGTTTTAATGGGCACTTCTCCCAATGCTTGTTCTAGATGCAGATTAGAAATTAAAGTAATACTCTTAAACATTCCCGAGCGTGCATACTCCTGGAGGACACCGAAAGTAATCTTTTCCAAACTCTTAGAAATTCCAGTTAAAAGTGCAGTGTCGGGTTGAATATAAAATAAATCTATCTCTTTGTCGCGAATCTGTTGTAAGATTCCGAGAACATAATTCGAACTCATCGAAGACCCCATAACAAATACTTGCGCGCGTTCCCGGACGTCTTCAAAAAAATTCTTTAAGTCAGGAATGTGGGCTTCATATTCGTCCGGCGTCTTGAAAGATTCTAAATTAAATTCGCGTGAAGTGTTGGTCTCCACTTTGTTGTTTAAACGGTATACATCGTAATTACCAATGCTAACAAAATTGCTTGCTATAGCAGATGCGCCGTTACCGATGCCGATGATCGAAATCATAACTTTAGCTCCTTAAGATCATAATAGTTTTCGCCGCATGAAAGATTCACAAGAAACCTAGCCAGTTTATTGTTGGCAAATATTTCTTTGATCTCTGGCACCAAATGGCGATCCTCGTCGGCCAAATCTACCACCACTTCATCATGGACAATGTGAGAGATAAATGACTTCTTGTCAGTCAAAAACTTATCCAGAACAATGGCTCGTTCTAGAACCAAATCAGATGTTGTACTTTGAATCAAGTAGTTAAGTGCTTTTCTTGCGTCAACTGGGATCTTGCGATTGAACATAGTGCTAATATACCCCTCTTCGTACCATTTGTCAAGAACTTTTTCACGATGGTAGATATTAAATTCATCATTGGACGCTTCCGGGTTATACAACCACGCAAAGAATTTAATTTTAGCATCTTCGCGATCTATCTCGCCTTGAATTAGGTTCTTAATGTGCCACTGATGTACATCTTCGGCAGGCTGTGGCTCACCAGCGAGCCCAATGAAGGTGCGGACCTCTGCCGCATTATAATCGAGGGAGAGGAACCACTCGTTATGAGGCTTTAGAAGCTTGCGAAATTCTTTCTGGACCGTCAGCATGGGAAAGCTTTCTGCATGCGTTGTGAGGCGTCCTGTGACTGTTCCAAAGGCATTGTAGTCTACATACTGGGGTCCGCGCAACAACGCGGTGACCCGAGCCGAGTTTCGGGAAGAGAAATGCAGACTCTTACATCCTTGATTGTTCAAGTTAAGTTCCTGGTATCGAATCTTATGTAAAAGCTTTTGCATATCGTGAAGGTGGTCATAGCATTCGGGCTTCTCATATCTCTCGAACACATATTCAGTAATCTTATTCTTCACCTCGCAAAATTCTTTAAGAAAATCTTCTGGGACCAAATCAAATATGCAGTGGTCTCGCATATCAATTTTGGCCAATTGAAATGATTTTATATAAGCCCGCAAGCGCTTTTGTGTTTTTAAAAGGTGAGGCTGAACTTCCGGCGGGCACACTTCATTCAAGCTGCGGCCCTCAACCAAGAGCCATGCATACTCCACGTCACTGCTATGGAGAGAGCCTGTGTATTTCCAGGTCCGGGTAAGCAATGTGGGAAAATCCTCGTAGTGGAGTGCGCCATTCGCATATACTCCGATGCATTGCGCTTTATCGTCTATAGCTTGAAAATACAATTTATCCTCTGTTGGCCGATGTCCCTTCCCGGATGCGTAATAGCTCCCGTTCGATCTCGCGTGCCGATTCTTCTGTTTCTCGTTGATCCAAGTTTCTTGCTGCTGCAATAGCTTGCTCTGCTCTTATAAGATAACCTGTTGAGCCGCGATAGTCAAATGGTTTATTCAAAATTGTTTCAAAATAAAGGACTGCGCGGTATCTATCCCCCTTATTGAAGACCTGCATGCACTCTCTCGCAATCTTACGTTGTTCCGATTCGGTGAACTCTGTCTCTTCTTCTGCGAACCGCATCTCAAAGTATTTTCCCATGAAATAGCCAGCGGAATATATATCATTGAGGCTGTCCACAGTATAGGAGGCGCTCTCTTCCATAATGGTTACAATAGAATTGTCGCCTCTCACTTCAGGACGAGCGCTTTTTTGTTTGCGGACCTTATTATAGAGGTTTAAAAGCTGGCGTAGATAAAGCCTAAAAACATATACATGAGGTGCACTAGCGAACTTGGTAGACAAAACGTCTAAAGCTCCAGAGGATCCATATCTCATAGCTGCCTGCCTCATTGCACGGGAATTCAAGTCAGCCATCACACGCCAGGGAATGTTAGCATCCACTACAAAACCATAGTTATTGCATTGGTTTAGCCAGAGTTCCCAGTTTAAGCTACTAAAGAATTTCTTTACTTTTTCTTCATCGTCGTTGGGTCCGATATCTGCAATTTCCAAAACGAGCCCACTGTTGGTGGGGGTATAATAACGACTCTTGACATACCCCGGCAATGTAAACGGAAATTCTAGTGCCGTATTTTTAATCATGTCCATTAACACGCTCATGAAATCATCAAAATTCAAAATAGAAATTTGTTGGCCATAAATCTTATCCCTAATAGCGCTAGCTAAATTCTGAGAGTAAGCTTTATAATGAGCCTCCGGTGATTGGTAGGCGCGGAATATTTTTAATTCGGCTAAGTGCTTGTCCTTAGTATCTAAGCGACCGACCATCCCCAACTTTTGAAACTGGCGCGCCATATCTTCAAACTGATCTACCACAAAATCTACTGCTTGAATGCTGCGCTTGGGATCTGCAGTGTTTCCATTCTTAAAATTCTTCATCATATCGGCGCGCGGGATCACCGGAATAGAAAAAGCGTTTACCTTACCAAATAATACTAACTCTCCACGTTGATAGTCTAAAAGATTCGTTGCGCCGGCCTGCACATCTGGATAAGGACTAAAATTCTGCAGATTGAAAATTGCAGTTTTATAATTAAGGCGCTTATAATATAGCGCTTTAAGACTCGCTCCTCGATTTTTCCCTACGTAATTTTTCCCCATTTGTTTTCTCCGTTTTCCTTATGGTTTGGTCGTGGCACTATTTTGGCGCGCCGTGATATTGCCCTCGCATTTGCCTTGGACACCACCGGGTGTTGCGCCGGCGTTGGCATTTGATGCGGCTGCGCGGCTTTCTGCTGCGCCTTCTACAGAGTTGACCCACTTAGCATGGAGGCGGGAGGTTGCCTGACCAGGGGCAAACGAATGTTCTGATTTGATAATCATCATATAACCACCAATTCCATATTGTGTCAAGTTCAGCGGATGACCGGGAGTCAAATTGGTACTCGGGGCTAACCCTCTAGGATCCACGAAAATATAAGTGCCCGGAAAAGTTTTAACGTTGGCATACATTTCAATATCTACATCGTACAAGACCCGTAATTGCTGCAGTCCTTCATATCCCTCTTGCTCGAAGCGTACTTCTGCCAAGCCGGGCGAATCAGTCTTGTTAAACTTAATATTTTTAATTAATCCTCGATTACGTCCTGCTAAATAGTGATAAATGCCTGCACGCTCATCTTGTTCTTTGTCACCATTCATCTTATCTAATGGTGCCACCCGCCCCGCAAAATAAATAAAATAATTCATTTCGTCTGCGACTGTGCCGGCGGCGATGGGGGTATCGGGGACTCCCGAAATATTAAAGACCGGGCGGGGTAGCTCCGATAACATTGCGCGGGGAACATTGGTGGGTTCTAGAACACTAGTGATCTCGTCATTGGGTCCAGGAAGAGGATACGATGTGATGACCGTCTGATTCATTCTAATTTTACCTCCCGGTTTGATGTCCCAGTTAAAGCACGATCCATCATTAAGAAAATCTCCAATCAATTTGTTAAAGAGATCGTTTAAAAAACGTGTTAAAGTATAAATCGTTTCCGCTGTGTTAGAGAGCTTCTCGGTAATCCATTCGAGGAGATACTTCATAGAAATAGGAAGGTCTCCAAATGTACAATGGAGAGTACTTGCACCGTTCTTGGCTTGGTTTACTACTTCTAAGGGACCAAGCACAATGCGTAGCTTAGTATAGGCTTTTTGAAGTCGGATCATCTTTTGTTTTTCGAGCGCGATGCTACATTGATCTTTCTGGTCTTCCCCGATCTCGGCTGTTTTCAGTTCGTCTTCCATATCAGCAGGAAGTTCTTTCAATTCAGCCTCAATGTTCGCCATGATACAGTCTATCAAATCGCTCACATATACAAACGGCAAGTTTTCATTTTTGGGATTCGTTGCCGACAAGCCAGCCTTAAACAAGTGCGTCTCTTCAGCCTCGTCTGCTCCGGAGAATCCGTCGTATTGCTCAATTGCTTCACGCATTTGCCTTTGAATTTCCGCCACAGCTCCGGCTCCTTGGAGGGGGACCAGTGGCGCAACATTAGCTGACCAATTATAATAGGGACCTAGTGAATTAAAAAAACCAATATTTTCCATCGGCAAGTTAAGATAATAAATTTTATTTTGTTTAGCCAAACTTCCCACTAGCGACTGGAGAATCTGGGGCTTTTCTGCGTTTGCTTTCTCAGCCAGATTTTCTTTTACCTTGTTTATTTCCTCTGTATCACACACTCTACTAAAATATTTAAGCTGCAAGTTGCGTACTAGTTGTTTAGCGGTAGGGTTGTTTTTGCCCGGGCTAGCAAAAATATTAAAGGCGGGTTGATCATAAAAGTCTTCCACATACGCCAAATATTTAATAACCATGGTGGTACGACCCATCTCATCAAACTCAAAATGATGGATGGTGGGGGTTAAATTAAGGGTAATTGTAGAATTCCAAATGCCCTTATATAATAGTTCTTTCCCTGTGCCGGCACGGGTCGATAGGTTAGACATTTTAGTCCACGGTCCCTGTCCATTCGGGGTTGCCCACCCTACCACAGCTTTGAGTCTAAAAGTGAGTTTGTCTAAATTCTGTTGAGCTAGCACTGCGCCCGGGCTCAATGCGCCGGGTTTGGATGCGGCGGGTGATGCCGGCAGACAACTCGGGGGCTGTGCACCGGGGGCTGATGGTCCGCGCGATGGAGGCGGATTACGAGTCTTAAGTGCTAAATCAGCAAAACTAATAAGATTGCCCTTTTGATTCCGACGAGGCAACAGTAGTTCATCCATCGAGCTAGCAAAGACCTTTAAGGTAGCGCTAATACTTTTCTTTACCGCAAAAGGGTTGCTTCCTTCGAAGGCGAAATCAAAACTTTTTATACCGACGCCGGCCCCTCGGCGCTTACGATCTTGCAACATAGATACAATTCCCGATGCGCTCGATTCAAATATAAATTCATCTTCCGAGGCTACCCCATCATCATTATAGCTCACCTTAAATAAACGAATCATAGGTTGTAAGTGATCGAGCACTTCGGTGTCCGTATTAAAAAATATGCGCCCACCCTCACTTTGTGCAAGCTTATTGAGAAACCCATAAGGATCGCCGTCCATCAGTAAGGTAGCGTTAGGAGAATTATTAACGTAGGGAAGAGCCTTCTTGGGTTCTCCTCCTGTGTATGAAGCAGGGGTGGCAATACCGCCTCGATAGTCACGCTCTCTTTTGGTACGAGATAACTGCTCAACATAGCTTAATAAAAAACACTGCTCTTTAAAGATGTTGCGTTGCACAGCCGACCCAATTGCGTCAGAGGCAGACTGGGTGTTTAGTGCGTACAGTAAATCATTCATGAGTCCTGTATTGGTGATGCTGTCGGCGAAAGGACCGAGTATGAAGCCTGTGACTGCGGCAAGTTTGCCGGATGCATCCTTAAAAGCTTGTGTGATGTCTTCTCTCGCCGCCTCTAAAACCAGCAGATATTTCATCGCGGCAACACGAATACAACTCCAAGCACTCGCAAACTTTACAATACCATTAATCAATAAGACTGCGGCCGGATCCATCGCTGCCATAGCTGCTCGATAGGCAGGAGCACGGGCGGCATCTAAACTGGTACCCTTGATGGTGTCGCGGAAGCTTTTCCAGATTTGCTCAAAGGTGCCATGATGTTGAATGCTGTGAGGCGCTTTAATCCAGCCGCCGCGCCCAGCGCGGGCGTCATCCGCATTTAAATTGCCCACTCCCTTCGTAAATTCATACCCACTCACATGACCAGTAAATCCTAGAGACAACAATTGCGCATCTGACAACTTTTCAAGATACTCACCTTGTGTTCCGTTGTCAAAATTGGTCGCATCAATTAGTGCCTCTTCGATAACCCGAGGATCTACGTCTCCCCTGTTCCACTCATTATCGTCTATATTCGCATCAGCAAAGCTATAGTCATTAGCGGCAAATGACCATTTTACCGCTTGGTGCCATGAGCCCTGAGCACCGTCTAGCTTTTGTAGCGCCTCCGTAGTGTAAGGGACGCCCTTTCGATTGCCGTACTGTTGCGCATATGCGTGTATATAAGGAAATTTGTTGATTGCTAAATTAACAAAGTGGTCGACGTATTTGCTGCCGGCAGAACTGGTTCCAGGGTTTACAAACAGTTCCTTCTTTTCGTCGGACCCCAGATAAAACTTACCTACGCGATGCGGCTGGTGCTGCATTGTCTTCGCATAATCAATGCTATTTCCCCCATCGCCAGCATCTGTAAACACATAATGGTGGAATTCCATCCTTTTGTAAAGGGGACCGGACTTCAGCCAGTCGCCCGCAATCACCCCTTCTCCTTTTTTGCCCTTTGCTGCGGCAACCAAATCAGCTTCCGCAACTCCATATTTAAGAGAATAAGCTTTATTCTCTTCCCAGTTATTGGTGTCCGTCTGGAGCGGGAGCCCAAAATTAGCTGCAATGGTGTGCATATTGCGTGCCAAATATAATAGGCTGCTATTCTGGTCGCTCGCGTTAGCGCTTTTGATGTCCTTCAAGAGTTCTTGCGGGTGCTGAGACATGCGAAAAGTAAAGTCGGTGTCAGTATCCTGGTACCTCGCAGTGGATGGCATAAAAGAAAGATCTAAGAAAGCGCGGAAACCGATATCAAATCCAATCCATCCTTCGTGAATCATTTTTTCTGCGGCGCGTAAGGTCCACGCGCAAGTTTTCAGTTCTTCATACAAAACAGCCATAGCTTCATTCTTCGAAGCCTGCGCATCCAGCACCGTATCCTGCTGCGCAGTATCTGTTATTCCTTGTGCAATCAAGGAGTCTCGGGTAATCTGATTGCTCATTAATATACCCTCAGAACTTTAAGCGCCTCTTCTAGATTCAGAGGAATAGCAATCACATCTCCAGCACGGATATCTGCTTCAGTCATATAGCCGTTATACAATGCAATCACCCACCAGAACGTAGGGCTTTGATAATATTGTTCGGCCAGTTGATAAAAACGATCCCCATACTTCCATAAGTAATTGGTGGTCCTCAAAGAAGCACGGTCTGCGACCGTGGGGTTGTAGATATAGGGGGTCTCATATTGGCGGATGTTTTTAACTCCGCGCTTCTCGCACAAGAGTTCGCTGTTGTTATTAATGATTTTGTATTTTGAATATCGTGATGCCATAAGTTATCTACTCATGCCCATGCTCGCTAGCGTCTGGTCGAATGCGGCGTTGGCTTGCGCAAGATCAGCGAGATAAGCTGCTTTATCGGTGTATTCTACTACCCCTTGGTCTGTGCTGAGGTACCCACTCCCGGCTACGTTATCCCAGTGTCCCTGCAGTGCAGTGATTCCGGAGTACTTGTTTGTTGTAGCGCCTGGTACCGCTTCCGTCACCTGTGCTGCAGCATTATCTGCTGCTTGATCGGGGGTGTCCCGCGGCTCTTCGCTTGGGGGCTCCAGTGCATCGGGCGTTCCCGCCGGGGTTCCCTGCTGTTGTGCGGCTTGAGCAGCAGTGTGTGCGGGCACAACAGGAGAGGGGGGTAAGCCGGGTGCGCTAGCTTGAAAATCGAGACCATACGGAAACGCATTATTGGAGAAGTTGCCTTGGTCGTCCCATCCCAAATGATGCTCATGGATGACTCCAAAATCAAAATTGATATTGATGAGTTTAGGGAGAATGCCTCCATCGTCTACAGTTCCTTCAGAGGGATTCGTTTCGATCACTCCCTTGTCCCCTTCGAGGTTATGATTAATCGTAAGACTTTTTAATACCCCTAACAACCCGTCTGTCGCTTTGCCTCCTCCCACGGATCTAAATTTTATTCCTTGGTCTTCTGCACTGTATTTTTTGCCCGGCTGTTCTTGGAGGATCCAGGAACCGGCGCTTCCCGTATCAGGCACATAGTGAGTGAGCTTGGGGGCCCATTGTTTCTGGCTCTTTGCCAAGTTCATTACATTTAAACGCAGCAATGGAGATTGTGCGATAGTGGTGGCAGAGCCGGCTTGAGTATAATTGGGATACAAAAACTGTGTGAGGGCTTGGACCTTGGCTAGATTCTCGAAAGCCTCGCTTTTAGATGCGGCTGGAATCGCTAGCCCTACTGTAAGATTACGAGTGGTATTCTTAAATTGGTAAATGGGATCCATGCGCCCATAGACTGTCTCTTCAGACCAGTCAGGAGAAAAGGTTTCATTATAGGCTTCGATGAAAGCTTTGAAGTAAATGGTACGACCGCTGGGCACGTGTTGGATCATTATGCGGAAGCCTTGATTTGCTAAGAGATCGGAGCCGTCCGAAAAGTTAGTATCCCCAGACAGTTTATTAACATTAAAGAAGGAAGAATTGATTTTGCGTTCTGCCATTTATATTATTATCCTTTACGAAGCCTCGGCAAACTTGCCGTCCACTATATTAAGTACTTTCTCTTCCAAAAGCTTACCATCTAATTCAAGCTTAACTGTTACTTGTTGGTTGGTGCGAGGGCTTGCTGCGACCGCTCCGCCACCACCACCACCGCTGCGGGCGCCGCCTGTAGCTTGTCCATAGGCTGCAGCACCGCCGGCGCGGGAAACGGCATTAGCCGATGCTTCGACGCGTTCTAAGATTGTCCTAAATGTTAGAGCTTTCTTTTTGGGAATATCGTCCATTGCCTTTGCCACTTGTCTGATGGCTTTGGCGGTTTCTAATAACTGTCCCGACTGAATACTCGCCAAGGATTCACTGAATAATGCAATTGCTTCCAGATCATCGGTAGCAATAAACTTTAAGGCGAAAGCCACACCCAATAAGCCCACACCCAACGCGAGCATTCCAATTGCGGCGGGAAACAAGAATATAGCAGCTAATGAAACGGTCGCGATAAAGAGAGAAAAGGCTTTGACCTTTTCAACGTCCATGCTTGTGAACATTACAGCGACTCCCTCGGCCATCTTTCCAACGCCCACCGCCACTAATGCAATGGCGCCTCCAATCATAAGCACCGCGGCGCCTAACGCTAACAAGACAGCAACTCCAGGGGCGCCGGCAGCTAGTCCAATCAACGCGGGAATAAGAAAATAGAGCCCTGCGGTGAGGACACCGATGGCTACGGCAATGGCTAGAATTTCGCCGGCGGAAAACCCTGCAAACGCCTTAACAAACTCAGCCATGCCCAGCGCTGCGACTGCAATGCCGGCGCCAATCAATAATACGGCCACTCCGAGTGCTAACATTTGGGGGGCTGTCTTTGCTGCGGTTTTACCAGCTAGCTGGTCGGTGACAATTGATTTCTTTTTTACTGCGTCGTTTTGTATCTCTTTTTCAGTTTCAAGCGTGGTTTCCGCAATAGCTTTTTTCGTCCATAAAGACTTAAGGGCTGCCCATTTTTGCTCGGCGCGCCAGAGAACCTGCACTCCAGCCAAGACTGCTTTGAATGCGGTCCAAGTTGCATTGAATGCCACCTGGGCTTTTTGGAGTAGCATCGTGGCCGTCATCCAGCCTTTGTAGACTATGATGGCTCCCCCCACCCACTTCACCACAAGTCCAATCTCATCTACATGTTTTGCCATCCAGTTTCCGAAAGTTTGGAAAGTAGCTAATAGAGGTTGCAACACGGGAATCAATGATTGTAGCACCATCTTAAGGCTGTCCTGAACACTAGCCATCTCTGCTGCTCGTTCGGCCGCTTCTGCATAGTCAGCGCTAGTCTGTTGAGTCTCTGCTCCTAGCGCCTCCATGTTGCCCGACATCATCTGGGCAAGATCGCCCACCGAATCTAAGCCGAGACTGTCGGCATAAAACTTTCGCTGATAGTAGGACATGTCATCGAATGACAGTCCGGCCTCGTCAAGGGCGCCACGAAGCATTTCAAATCTTTCTACCGGATCCGTAGCCATCATCAGATCCATCGCATTGACGAAGTTCCCACCTAGTGCAGCATTAAGCTTTCCTGCTTGAGTAGCTGCGCCTTCAAAAGTATCAAACTTATCAGTAACCGCTAAGAGTTTTTGCATTTCTAGACCAGTAATCTTAGAAACTCTCGCCAAGTCTTTAAAGGCTTTTGTTCCATCCGCTCCAAGCTTGGATAAGCTTGGCCCAATTTGTCCATACTGCGCGATTAATTGGCCCGGGGCTACCCCGATATTCTCAGCTAATGAGCTTAACTCGCGCAGGGTGCCGGCGGCTTGGGTACCAGTCTGCCCCATCATCTTAGTGGCTACTTGCATGCCTTTAGCAGAGTCAGTTGCGTTAACCCCTAACTGAGTTAAGATCGCGGAAGTTTGTCCGATTTCTTTGCGGGCTTCTTGACTGATCATTGTAAAATCAGTATAGGCACCATAGAGAGCGCCCCAAGCTTCTTGGTTCTGTTGCAGTGAAACTGTACTATTGCGCGTAGCCTCATACGAATTTGTCATTTCGCGGGCCATGGCAGCAGATGCTCCTGTGGTTCTGCGGAATGCGCTTTCTGCTGCATCTAGTTGGAGCGCAAGGTTAATAACCGAATTTACAAACGCTGCTATTCCTGCACTACCCAACTTACTGACAAATCCGATAAGGCCGGCCTCCGCGCTCATCATGGACTTGGCAAAATCCATTATATTCTTATAATTAAAGAGTTGGTTTTGACCATAGACGGCCATCATCTTGCCCAACTGTGAGCCTAAATCTTTAGCGGCATCAACGGACTCTCTTACACTCACGGTATATTTTAGTTGATTCTCTCGGCGCTCTTCTTCAACAGCTGCCTCTTTCTCTAAAATGCGGAGCTTATTAAGATATTGTTGAACAGTCATCTCCGTTGTTCGATGTTCATGGAGGAGAAGCTTCTTTCTGTCTTCATAATACTCTAAAATTTGATTATGTAAATCAACTTGTGCTTCAATACTGTGGGAACGTTCGCGCTCAACCTCAATAATCCGCTCATTCATTGCTATATCTTCTTGGAGGGCGGCGAGGCGGCGGTCACTCAGTTCCCCTTGGCGGCGTCTGCTTTCCTCGATGGCGCGGTTGTGGGCCAGCATCTTCTCCAAGACTTGCTCCGCGGCGTCGTCCGTGGCTGCAGCCTCTCGTTGGAGTCGGAGTTCTTCTTCTGTCCATTTCATACCAGCCATTTAATAAAACATCCTTGAAATAATTGGGGTGCGTGTTATTATAAATAGTTTTCCATAAAAAAAGACAGGGCTTATTACTTGCCCTGTCTTCATCTTTGCTTTATTTATCTTGGCCGCGTGGGCGGTGCTGGTTGATTAGCCGATGTTAGTGTCTGAGTAGAGGAGTTTCGTCCTCCACCTTGGGATGCCTTATCAATAGCCTCCTTCTCGGCTTCCAACTGCTTCACCAGTCTTTCCACAAACCACTTGCGGAGCCCTACCGGCAAATTATAAGCTTCAACAAACGACCACCCACCAGAATATTTTAAGAAGAAGAACTGCTCATACACGTTCTCCATATAATCACTGGTCAGGCCAAAAAAAGTCCGCGGTTAGCGGAACCTCCATGTCTTGATCGTGCCCACATTCCTCACACACAAACATTTGTGTCAAGTCAATATTGGGTGCCACGAGCTTATAAGCCTGTCGAATTCGACGCGAATCTCGCGATGGCATATTAGCAATTACTGCTTTTAAAGTTGTATCAACAGTGCTTCCATTTACAGCCACAATAAGATTACTCAATTGAGTGGTAACTGCCCGTTCGGTTAACCCATTCCGAGCTTTTTTGTTAGACCCCACCAACTTCTTTTCATCATATCCAGTCAACAGGCGCAGAGTAACGGTAGCCTCCAGTGAGCGCAAAGTGACATCATAAGTGCCATCGCCGTTAAAAACAAGCCCCAGATCGGATTGCTCCTGAGCATCGATATCATCGCCAGTATATACATTCGCCTCATTCAAATCAAAAGAATAATCTTGGGACGTGGTGCATGCAGGACACGTAATCTGAGTCGTGTAGATGTTGCCATAACCCGACGTCCGGACTGCAATGATAATGGCATTGCGATCTCCTACCAATAATGAATCGGGATCAATGTTCCGATTTACTATAATGTTCTTCAGCAAGCGTTCAATTGCAATGCCTTTCTTTAATAATGTTCTCGACGTAAGAAGGTCTTCTTCCTTCGCCGTCATGTGTCGAATCTCAATGCTCTCTTCATTGTGGAGCGGATGGTCCTCATCATAAAACTTTCCCTGCGAGGGAAGCTCTACAAACTCAGTCGGCACAACAAAGGAAAAATCCGTGTTATCTTGTTGCATCACTTGAGGAGGAGGACCACTAGATTCTGGCGTGGTGTCGCCCATGCCTAAGCGGTCTTTATTTCGTGACAATATTCACCTCTTTTTTTAAGTCTTGTCTAAAGTATTGCTGCTTCGTCCGGTGCAGGAGCATTGGCCTCGGCGCCCCCACCGCTAGCTTTGTCGAAAACGGAACCATGCGGGCCATCGAGAGTTGCCCAGTCGTATTTCAGCGTCATGCTTACCTCGGTAAGATCATCACCGCCATATTCCAGGTCTCCGAATTTCAAATCCGTAATCCAAGCATTCTGAAGAGTCCAGCTTTCGATGCTCTCTCCGGCGCCGTTGAGCGCTGTAACGGTTACCTGTCCGAGAGCAGTTGCCGCCCTTGCTTTCGTCATGGTCGACAGGTCACTCGTAGTATCAGGGGGACTATAGCCAGCCTGTTGGACGAGAGTCGTCAAACTATGAGCAACATCAGGATCTTGGGGATCTACCATGGTAATGGCAACGTCGTTCCATGAGACAGCACCAGGATAATAAAACGTATGGTTCAAATACTTGTGTTCCGCTGCAGCAATCGTGAAAGAGGGCTTGGCCGCGGTCTTTGCAAACCAGAGATTGGTGTCATCTGGAAAACCACTAATGCGAACTATAAACCTAAATTTTCTTTTAGGATCCTTAAGCGTGGTATCGCTCGAAAAATTATCAGTCCAAAATGCCATTGTTTAGTTACTCCTATGTAAGCGTTTCAAAATTAAATAGTAAGGAGAGAAAAAATCTCCATATCTTTTAATCATCAAATGACGCTCCTGTCGATGCAATCACAAAGTCGATTGCAATGTATTCAATTGCCCGGGCGGGCTTCACCATAATCTTAGCATATAAGATATTTTGGTCAATCAAGTCGGGGGTCGTCGTAGACGAATCCAGAATCAATCGATATTCCGTAATTCCGTAACGAGTAAGCACGCTATCCAAGAAGGGAGAAATTAAGCCCCTAAAGCGAGCCCATGTAGACTCCACATTTTGCTCAAACAAAATCTGTGTCGACAGAATCGAAATCTGCTTCTTCAGATAAATCACCAGCCTACGGACGTTAATCCTATCCAGGGCAGACTGACGCTCTTGCAAGGTCTTCTGTCCGAATACCACAATCCCACTAGACGGGAAGGAGGCAATAGGATTAATGCGAGCTTCGTAAAGAGTGTCTCGTTCCCTAGAGGTTAATCTTTCGGAAACAGCCGTGACAGGAATGCCTGCGGCTCCATCACTCAATCCGCCGCGATTGAAACCGGCGGGAGCAAACCAAAGATCCGACTTAGCCTGCGAGGAAGCCAAAACTCCCATCATGGCCACGGAGGGCGGTACCCATACTAAGACGCCACTTTGTGAATCCCGAGTCTGAACCCAAGGATAGAAGGTTGCGCCGTAGCTCGAATCCACTCGGCGTGCGCGAAGAGTATTCGCGGCTTGAATTGGAGTAGTTCCAATACGTGCCTTCTTGGTGGTCTTGCGTGCCTCGTGAGGCGGAATATAAATACTCGGCAGGTCAATGAGTGCCATAGCATCTGCACGCTCTTCACAGACGTTAATCATGTGCTGCGTGAGTGCATCTTGCGTAAGTCCGGGGACTGCTAACAAGTTCATGTTCAACATTTCCGGATCTGCCACTGTATCGATGGCGCGCTTGTAAGTATAGTATTCCATACTGTTCTGGTTGGTGGCATTTCCTGTGCCGGATCCACCTGCGCCAGGAATACCGGCGTTATAAAGAGGATCGGGGCGCAGGATATTAAAGCCATCGGATGCTCCCCAGAAGGGGGCAGTAAAGCGATTATAGTCTGCATTAAGCAAATCAGCAATCGAACCAGAAGTAATGGATACTCCGGAGGCGCGTGAGCCAGAAGCATAATAATAGCCTCCCGTAGAACCGGAGGTAATATCATCTAAGGAGAAAACATAAGCACCTTTTTGGGTGGCTGTTGCACTCGGTGACGGGGCTCCCGTTACTGGATCACTTACCGAAGATTGCCAAAGCTTTCTTAAGCTATCAGCCACACTAGGATCTGAGTGGGTGCTGGTGCGGTCCCGAGTTGTTTGCATTCCAAAGTATGCATCAGTAGGAACCGCTAAGCCACCATCAGAAGCGGAGAGGCGCAGGCGGGGCGTTGGCCAGGAGAGGGAGCCAGTTAATGACCCACTCGTAGTGTTGCCCATAAAGGGGGCGAGCGCACCACTTATCAATCCCGTGGGGGCATAGATCATTTGACCTGCAGAGGCTGTGGTTGTCGATGCCAAAGCTCTAAATCGAGGTGGACCATAATAACCAAAGGGCAAGAGAGCAGAATCGGTTGCTCCGCCTTCCACATCGGGAGCCATTTCAACGTACATATACTTGGACCTATTAGGATATTCTCCATAAGTCTTCAAGCGGCGCGAAGTGGAATCCCATTGAGTATGCTTGTCTCCAATCACTCTAGCGATGAAAGAGGGGGAAGCGGGATCTAATGAACAGTTATCAAACCGTTCCATAACCTGCACATTACTGTCTGTATCGTGGAGGTTGCGAACAAGAACGCTAAAGGTTCCATAATCATCGGTTGTCGTAGTTGACTGCCGAATATTTTGAATAGAGATCTTGCAATTCTTCTGTAGCCATTCGCCATGGCCGCGGCCCACTAATCTAAAGAGCCTCTGGAGACTATGCGGATCATAGCTGCCGGGGGCACCTAAATCTTGTCCCACAAACCAGCCGGCTTTCGCTTCAGTTGAAGCACCTTGCAAGTTTTGAGGCCCAGTCGTGCTGGTTCCTGCCAAAGCGATGGGGAGCAGTACTCCATGCAACGCTGTTGACGTCAAATTACTACCCGTCGCAAACCAAGCCGCTCCGTTAGCGCTCGTGCATCCAGCCCGAAGCGCTTGTCCAAAGCTTTCTCCGAGCCAATAATTTTTGCGTGCCGACGCAGGATAAAATCTACCGGCTACAGATGCGAGTTGCGGATTTGTGTTAAATCGATTACGAACAAACAAATCTGAAGAATCATCAAAATTAAATTTAATTGTTTCGCTGCCCGTGGCTGCTGTTGAGCCGGCATTACGTATTTCTATCTGAAATGTATAATCACTTGTGTTGTTGCCCATGACTACTCCGACACCACCGGAGGTGAACGAGTCACCATGCACCACTCCGCCCGTCAAT